GGGGAGGGCTGTTCCGGCTCCTCGTACCCACCCATCTCTGGGGCCTCGTCTTCATATTCGTCCTCTTGGTCAAACTCGTAGGGCTGCTCCTGTGGTGGGGCGGGCTGGGGCATTGCCGACTTGGTTGGATTCATAAAAGCATCCATCTCAGGCTCCTGGTACTGCTGCTGCACCCTCTTTGGCTTGGCCTTTGGCTTGTACATAGCCTTCTTGACTGGTGCATCATTCGACACCTCAATCTCGTTGAGCATTGCCTCCTCATCAGCATCCAACTTCATAACATTGTGCTGACCCTCACGCTCTATCACAACGGTATCCTCCATCTACTATCTTTAATATAAAGTATTGTGAAACCTTTAACGCACAGGAAAAAAATATCATCAGGTAGTAAATGAAGAACATTGGAAACTGGATCGCCCTTCTTATCGCCGCCCTCATGCTGATGAGTGTCCGTGTCGGTTATGTCCTGTCCCCAACCCCAGTGGAGATCAAAGAGAAGGGCAGCAACGAGGCTGTGTTCAAGGGCAAGTATGACATCACCTGTGTGCCAGGCGCCCCCAAGGGCAGCGCATACACCCGTGACATGACCCCAGGTGGGATGTGTGGCATCCAGCAGCGTGTGGCTGACACCTCTGACTACCACATTGTTGGTGGCATTGGCGGTGAGCTTGTTTAAAAAAAACAATAGTAATTAATAATGGTTGGTGAGACTAAGAATGTGTTTGTGTCTTCAGAGAACAGGGACACAGCTCTTTACCCCAACGGCAACTCGTACACCCTTCATCTTACGACTCCTATAAAGGATATATCAAAGGTTGAACTTCTCCACGCGAGTGTTCCAAACACTATGTACAACTTGACCAATGGTTCAAATGTCGTGGCATTTAGCAACGCCACCTCATCAATTGGTGACCCTTTGACATATTTCTCTTTGCCAGTCGGCTTTTATGGTGCCACGGTCCTTTCCGAAACAATTCAGAACGCCATGAGCAACACATCTAATATTGTTGTTGATTACTTGGAAGCAGAAGGAAAGTTTTTATTCACCAGAGACATCTCACCAGATGGTCCATTCCAGATGGCACCAGGAACCTTGGAGATGGCAAAACTGCTTGGTTTTGATGACACGACTACACTGACTTCTACAAATGTAGCCGTTGAAACCGACCTCAATCTGCCCCTCTATTCAGACAATCTCCTGTACAGGGGGAAGGAATTCATAAAGTCTACAAATGTCGTAAACCTCAATGCAAATGAGGGTGTGTTTTTGGACATTGAGGAACTCAGAACAATATTTAATGAGGATGCAAAGTCACTAACGGGTATTGGTCAGACGATGGCTAGAAGCTTTGGTTTGATACCAATGGATGTTACGGGTGGGGCGGTCAAGAGATTTAAAAAGTTTTCAGACTACGACATGTCTATTGAGTACACAAACCCAATCCGCAAGCTGGAGCGTCTAACAGTCAAGTGGGTTGACAAGAATGGGCAGCTGCTTAACTTCAATGGCCTCAATGACAATTCATTCATATTGAGGTTTCACACCCTTCGTCAAAATCTTTGCATATAAAAAATCTGGATAGATTATAAATGTCTGGTGGTATTGCTCAGCTCGTTGCAGTTGGTGCTCAGGATGCCCATCTTGTTGGCAGCCCAGAGGTTTCATTCTTCCGTTCTACTTACAAGCGTCACACAAACTTTGCCCAGACCACCGAGCGCCAGGTCATCCAGGGCAACGTTTCGAACAATGGCATGTCTACTGTGCGCCTTGAGCGCAAGGGTGACCTCCTCAGCTATGTGTACTTTACTATTCAGGATTCGGCAGTTTCGCCACCAACTTCAAAGGCTTTGAGCTTTGCTACTCTCATTGACAAGGTTGAGCTTCTTATAGGTGGTCAGGTGATTGATGAGCAGACTCACGAGTTTACCGCCAATGTCGCGGTTGATACTCTCGCACAGAATATGTCAAAGAGTTTCAATGGTGAAATCTACAAGGGTGGGACTGATCCCAGCTACTTCTACCCACTTCGCTTCTTCTTCTGCGAGAACCATCAGTCGGCTCTGCCACTGGTGGCTCTCCAGTATCACGACGTGGAGCTTCGTATCACGTGGAGTTCAGCAGCCGCCAGCTACAAGTGGGATTGCTATGCCAACTTTATCTACCTTGACACTGCTGAGCGTGCCGACATGGCCAACAAGCCAATCAATATGCTGATCTATCAGGTGCAGAGGTCCCTCGGCTCCCAGTCCAAGGTTCAAGAGCTGAACTTCAACCACCCAGTGAAGTATTTGGCGAGTGCAAACACAGCAAGCGGCGGTCTGTTTTCTACAACAAATAAAATCAAGCTTCAGATTAATGGCACAGACGTCTCAGACTACAAGTTCGCAGTGCCAAACTTTACAGATGTTATATCTTATTACCATACTCCAAACTCAGGTGTCAATGGTCAGAGTCTTTTTATCTATCCCTTTTGTCTGGACACTGCTAAGCTTCAGCCAACTGGTACACTCAACTTCAGTCGCCTGGACTCGGCTCGCCTCGTTTCCCAGACTGATAACATCACGGATGACATCTATGGCGTGAACTACAACATCCTCAGGGTCCAGAACGGTATGGCAGGACTTATGTACGCCAACTAAATTTGTGGGTTTATAGTAAATGTTTATAACAGCACTGGTCATCTTGGCTATACTCTTTGTCTTGACATACGACCCAAGGTCCAGGGTGCTTGAAAATGTCTTGGAGGGTCCCGGCGGCGTTGACTCAAAGCCTTGCTGTGAAAAGAATGACTACATGGCAAATCATCAGACCCAGTGCGAGAGTGTTCACTATCAGGGGGTACAGTTTGGGAATGAACAGTACGGGTGCCCATCAAGACATCCTCGCCAAACAATGGGTGCGATAATAGGCACTTAAAAGTTTAGACACAACTACTATAAAGGATGTTTTCTTTTGACCGCGAGACTATCACAATTGTTATGGCTGTTTTGGCACTGGCTGCAGCCTTTTATATGTATCAGGATTCTCAGAAGATGAAAAAGGAAATCTCAGAATGCAAGAGTGTTTCTGTTGGGTTGGTAAACAAGATGGCGGCTGTTCAAGCGCCTGCCCGTGAAGTAACCGTAACTCGTCGTCCCCCACCTGCACCGCCCGCCGAGGAGGAAAGTGAGGATTAATGTCTCTGATAATTGTAGAAGGGTGAATGCCCGATGAAAAGGGAGACAAGATACAAGGCTATAGCCATACCAGTTACGTTTGCCGATGGCAAGCCACGGTTTTTAACCGTTCAGGATGCCAGATTTAGAGAGTGGATATTTGTTACCGGAGGGTGTAGGAAGAATGAGATACTCAACCCACTCAAGTGTGCCCTTCGTGAATTGGAGGAGGAGACGCGCGGTGTTGTCAATATACGATGTGGTGAATACACCACATTCTCATTTAGTGTTCGGCAAAAGAATACTACTGACAATATTGAGATTGTATCGATTTATCAGGTTTTTATATTTTTTTGTAAATACAACCAGCAGGAACAGAACAGGCTCGTGCGGAGGTTTTACGACGCAAAGGCCAAGACGGATATTAGGAAAAAGGCCAAGTTGCCGATTCGTAAAACATATGACGAGAATGACATGATGAGTTTTGATACATTGGAGGAGTACAAGGCGAGGTCCAGGAAGTGGGACATCATCGTGAAGAATGTGATACAGAATGGCGAGTTTTATCAGGCGCTTAATTCGTTAAATAGGAAGTGTTTTAATCTTAGGTGAGTGTATATGGAGGAGGAGAACATAGAGGGTGAGGCGCTAGTCAATGGCAAGAAACACGTTATTCGAGAGATATGTAAGCTTGACAGTTCCAGGAATCCAGAGGAGTTGAAGAAGATTGTTTTTAGTGAACTTGTTAGGATGAAGAAGGGGCTTTCTGGATTGAGTCCAAAGGACTCAGGACCTCACCCCTTCACCCATACTGGTGCTTATAGATTTAGCTCGTTTAATGAGCAAGGGGATGTTTAAGGAATTGTGCAAAACAAATGGCTTTGTTA